CAGTACCCGGCTCGTGCGACATTGGATGTTAAGCACGGGCTTGTGGTTGTTGGTTCTGATTTTCATATTTGGCCTGGTGCTGAGTCTGTGGCGCTGCGGGCTTTCAAAAAGCTATGCAAGGAACTTAAGCCGGCGGCAGTGATCCTGAACGGGGACGTGCTCGACTTCCCGAAGATCAGCCGTCATCCGCCGATTGGTTGGGAAAGTGCTCCGTCTCCGGTCGAGGAGATCGAGGCGGCGCAAGATCATCTTGACGACATCGTTAAGGGGCTGCCGCGGGGTTGCCGCAAGATCTGGACTTTGGGTAATCACGACGCCCGCTTTGAGACCCGCCTTGCCACGGTTGCCAGCGAGTACCGCAACATCAAGGGCATTCATCTGGCGGACCATTTCCCGCTTTGGGAGAAGGGCTGGTCTGCCTGGATCAATGATGACGTGGTGTGCAAACACCGCTGGAAGGGCGGCGTCCACGCGACCCACAACAACACGGTTGGGGCCGGTAAGACCATGGTGACGGGGCATCTGCACAGCCAGAAGGTCACGCCATACACGGACTACAACGGCACCCGATATGGCATCGATACCGGCTGCGTTGCCGACACCAACCACAAGGCATTCCTCGACTACACGGAAGATGGCCCTAAGAATTGGGTTTCTGGCTTCGCCGTTCTCAAGTTTCGAGACGGCCGCTTGATGCAGCCTGAGCTTGTTTCCGTCTGGGATGAGAGGTCGGTGCAATTTCGTGGGGAATTGATCCGTGTATAGAATCCGTGAAGTGGACGGCTTCGAAGAAAGCGATACACTCACAGAATTGCACGGTCTGACCTTCTTGGACGAGGCCAAGTTGCCGAGCTTCGAGGAAGGCCATTGGTGGCTCGGGTATCGTGACCATAAGCCAGTTGCGTTCGCCGGCTTGGTCCCCTCAGTCTTCCCGAATGCGGGATATTTCATCCGCGTCGGAGTCGTTCCTGAGCACGCCGGCCACGGTCTACAGTTGCGTTTCATGCGAGTTCTTGAGCGGCGAGCTCGAGCCAATGGATGGGGTATGATCGTGTCCGACACGACGGACAACGTTCGATCGGCAAACAACTTCATCCGGGCTGGATATCGGCTATTCGAACCGGAAGTGAAGTGGGCGTTTCCGTTCAGCTTATATTGGAGGAAGTACCTTTGAACGCTCCAGAGATCGCAACCAAGGCCGCCGAGCTCGTCGGCGGAGACCGAGCCGAATCCCACGGCGACATGCATCAGCACTTCGCGCACGTCGCTTCGCTCTGGAGCGCCTATCTCAAGCTCGAGCAGCCACTGAAGGCCGCCGACGTTCCGCACATGATGGCGTTGCTCAAGATCGCCCGCACCAAGAGCGGGAGCCTCAATGTAGACGATTGGATCGACGGCGCTGGTTATCTCGCCTGCGCTGGCGAAGTCGCAACCAAAGAGTACCGCCGTTAACACCTGTTAACACGCAAGACCTAACGCAGCCGCCCTCCGGGCGGTTTTTTCGTGCTGGAGAACAACTGAATGAGCTTCGGAAAACTCGGCTCTATGGGTCGTGGGATGGGGCACCTCGGTTCCCTTGGGTCAGCGGGGAGCCTGCCGCGCACGCTGAATATCGCCGGCTCCGAGCTCGTTCTCAACGGCGCATTCACGACCGATCTCGCCAACTGGACCGATGCCAGCTCGGTCGGCGGCACGGTCGCTTGGAATAGCAGCAACAGCGGCGTCGCTCGCCTGACGAACACGACGGCCAACGCGCGCCTGCGCCAGAATCCGACTGTCACAAACGGGGCGGTCTATTCGTTCTTCGCCCAGAACGTCGCTACGAGCGGCGTTGCCGCAACTGTCGCTCTCGGCAGTACGACGCCAGGCAGCACGGATCTGCTGAGCACGTCCACAAATGCATCGATTGCGGCCCGCGCTGGCGTCAAGGAATTCACCGCGCCTTCCGGGACGACCTACATCTCACTGAGCCAGACCGTCGCTGGAAATAATGACTGGAAGGGCGTCACTCTCCGGCAACTGATCCCTACCGTCTTCTATACCGGCAGGGTCTTCACCGACGACTTTAGCCTCAAGCCGGATACGCCGGATGGAAACCTCGGCGTAAACCCGGACAATATCCTGTGGCGGCAGATGTCGCCGCAGAACTCGGCTCACGTCTACCCGACCATTTCCGGCGGGAAGATGGTGATGGCCGCGAGCGGAGCCGCCACCTCTGCCGGCTATCCATTTTGGAATTTCGGAACGGGTAAAGTCGCATCCATTTTTTGCGATATAGTGTGGACCGGCTCCGGCGCATCGGTCGCGATGGTGTCTTTGACACCTTCAGGGTCGCAGCCGACCGTCACCGACATTACGACGAACTCTCTTCATATCGTATTTTCTGATACGAAGGTGGACATCTCGACCTATGTTGCTGGCGTCCTGTCCACCGACACCGTGAACTATGGATCGGCGATCACGCCAGGCGTCACTTATACAGGTGTGGGCTGGTCATTGCACGGCAGCACATTGACGGTCTACTTGCCGGACGGAACGTCGATTCAACGCACCGACAGCAAGTTCTCCCAGGTCTACGGCAACATCGGCATTCCTGAGCAGTTCTACGGCAGCGGCGTCACGGGAACGGTTGCCATCAGTAAGGTCTCGATGACGCTGGGCTAGTCCACTCCCTTCAAGGGACCGGATCGGTAGTGGCTCAGGGTCAGTGAGTATGTGGTGCAAGCCTAAAGCGGACGCGCCAGCCAAATCCAAGGCGAACGAAGGTGGCGTGGCCATAGCGCTCTGAAAACAGAGGCTCATTCCACGGAGCCTTTAGGATCATGCGCCAGCGCCAGATCCCCAGCCACCACGTTCCCCATTCTGTCGAGCCGGCCCAGCAAAGAAGGCCCCAAAAGGCGTGGCCGCCTTGAGATGTTGGGTTCATGAACCTCATGGCTTCGACGCTCCTTGCGAAGTTGGAGGCCCCAGCGGAGGTTGAGCCGCCACGATGTAGGCTAGATATCTGTCCTTCGTCATGTAGGGCGGATTAGTTGACCAATAACCCTCGCCATTGTCTTTGACGTACCAATTCCACTTCAGCATGAATCTCCCCCCTGGTTCGGTAGTGATTGCCCAACTGTCACGATGCCCTGCGATCGCACGGCCGGCCCGATCTCAGCCCCTTTCGGTAGGCCCAGCTTGAAACCGCGTGCGGCTTCCTGCCCACCATCTTCGCGATCTCGGTAAAGTTTCGGCCCTCCTGGATGGCTGCCTGCATCAGGCTCTCTTCCTCTTTGGTGTAATACTTCACCTTAGGCGGTCGGGCGTGCGAGCGGCCCAAGAAGATATCACGAACCGTGGGCTCAGACACACCGAAGGTGAATGCGATCTCGGCTTGTGTTTTCTTGCCCTTCAGCGCCTTGATCTGCATGACCTGGTCGTCAGTGAGGCGGCCACGTGTCCCGTGGGTGGATCTCACTTGCGTTCCGTGCAGCCGGCAATCCAACCTGTTTTCAGTGCGCGTCTTCCATGAGAGGTGCTTCGGGTGAGCGCACCCCATGTGCCCGTTACCGCACGAATGCGCCGCTTCGTGGTCGGAGCTCGGCGCCGGCCCGTGCACCAACTCGCACATCATCCGATGCGCGTAGCCGGACTTTCCCAGGTATCCAAGCTGACCATAGCCGTTCGGATTCCTGTTGAACGGCCAGATCAGGCAATAGTCGCCATCGTGGTCCTTGTGATCCAAGAGCCACTGATAGGTTTTACCGTTGCCCTTCGTCGTGGACATAAAGTCTCCTCTGTTAGTGCCTGCTCAACTGTGATTATGCCGGGCGTGCTTGCCGATCGGCGGCTGGCCTGACTTCAGCCCAAGCCTATACGTCCGACCCATTACCGCGCTCACAGAACGCCCGACGTGCTGCGCCATCCGCCTGAAATTATATCCAAGGCTGACAGCTTCGCGGATCTTCGCGTCTTCTTCCTCGGTCCAATTGACGATCTTCGAAGGTCGCGTCCATGTGCGCCCTAGCCAAATATCGCTGACGGCAGACTCCGAAATCTTATACTCCTCGGCGGATCTGCCATTGGAGCTTTACACCCTTCAGCGCCCGTATCTGGTCGGCAATGGCCATCGTGAGCTTGCCTCGCGTCCCGCGCTTGTTTTTGGCCTGGGTGCCATGCTCGCGGCAATCAAGCTGATTTTCGGATTGGGTTTTCCATGACAGATGATGCGGGTTAACGCAGCCAAGATGGCCGTTCCCGCAGGAGTGGGCGGCTTGGTGATCCGGAGTCGGCGGCTTGCCGTGGACGAGCTCGCACATAAAGCGGTGAGCGTAATAGCTCTTTCCGAGATAGCCGAAAGAGCCGTATCCGCGCAGACGGTAGAACGGCCACATCAGGCACCAGTCTTTGTGCTCGTAATCCTGGTGGTCTCTGATCCACTGGATTGCCTTGCCGTTTCCTTTGGTCGCCATCGCCGTCCTCAAGAGCGTTGAAGGGGAGCGCAGAACTTGTCGGTCAGCAACGGGCCAGCGCTTCGCCGGCTGCGCAAAGTATCATCTGCTTCCGAAACGATCTGACTAAATCGCGCGTTTTGCGTTCGTCGTCGCACGATGCGAGCCGATCAAGGAACCAATCTACGTCCCTTTCAGCAGTTGCCGCCATCGTTTCGTAGACGGTTACTATTTTCTCGTCGTTGCTTTCCATCACATCCTCATTGACCATTCGGCAGCGCGGCTAGGGCCTCCTCGGCCGTCTTAATGTCGGCGTCAAAGCCTGATTTCCAGCTATCGTTCGGCATCACGCCTTGCTTGTTGATGACGAATAGGGCGAGTTTTGCCGCCCGGATCGCTGCCTCTAAGCCATTTCTGGTCTGTTCAACATTGCTCATGCGCGGTTCCTACTGAAGATCGCTGGGGAGGAGGGCCGTGCCGGTGAGAATGCCGGCGGCCTCCATCGCAGCTTCCTTGGTTTTGAACGGTCCGGCAGGAGCGTCATCATCCTTGGAGTAAAAATACCAGCCGTCCTGCTCGCGCAGCACTCCGCCGAGCTCGCTTGTGTGCCAGCCTCGCCCCCGCATCGTCCAGATCGTCATCGCCGCTCCCCTTGCCAAAACGGAACTCCGCTCATCTTCTCTCTCCCCCGCCTCACCGAGTAACCCGTCAGGCTACGACCGATTTTGTCGTAGGCTTGTGATCCAGCCACTTGTGATCGATGAT